ATCAACGCCCCACGCGCAGTGATTGTCGCTGACGTAAACGTCAAGTCCGCAAAGTCTGTCAACGCAGTTGTACCAGAAGTTGTCGGTGTGACATTCGTCAATGTGCCACCACCCGCTGCATACGAACCAGAGTTCGCTACTTCGTTTGTTGCAGTGTAGTCCGTGGTAGACGCATCAAATGTTGCAGAGTTTGTATACAACGCTAATTTGAACGTATCACCTGTTGAGTTTGTAAAGTTATGACTTCCTGTCAGCAATTCCTGCTTGAAGGAAGTACACATGTAGTTGCCGCTGAAAGCCATGTTACAGTCTCCTTATGAGTTCAGCCAAGTCGGGGTGTCCCGCGTCTTTAAGTGCATTATACACAGTTGTGCGGTCACTGCTAATAGCTTGACGCATATAATATGCAACAAGCGTTTCAATGTGCTTTGAAAAAGCACGGGCTTGGTCCCGTATACCCGGATGGGCACTGTCGGAAACCGAAATCACCTTCTGAACACACTGTTCCGCAAGTTCTTCTGGTGAAAATCCACGATTCTCTGTAGTGCGAACGCCTACGATAGAGTCGTTTTGTGGAACACTTACATCTACCTTAAACATTATTGCTTCGCCCTTATAACTTTACCAGTGCGGTACTCGTCAGTGGTCTCTTTGGCTTCGCCCAACATTTTGACGCCAACCAAGGCTTCTTGGAATCGACCAGCGTACATACCCATAACGTCCTGCTCGCCCTTCATGTAGATGTAAGCCTCAATCAAAGAGCCATACAGCATTGCCATTTCAGCGTTTTCACTGAGCCAGGTTGTGCCATTTTCTGCACCCGCAGTCAGACTTAGAGGCCGATAGAAATAATGAAGCTCTGCGGTATAGTTTTGCCCAACCGCAGGAGCATTTGGAGTCGGAGCCAACAAAAAATTATCCACATCAAAAACCCCGTAATAACGAGGAGCGCCCGTTGTCGTGTTGTCAGGGGTGTAGCTTTGCAAGAAGCTAGGGTCTTTAAACTCAACAAAAAACCTGTCTTGATCTGGTCCGCGTAGACTCAAAGAAAACGGAGCAAGAAAGTCTGACGGGACCGCCAAGTAAGGGTTATCGGCTGTAGTAGAAGCCGTTGAATTTTTACGAAACAAGCTAAGTTGCACGTTCTTTAGGATGCGCTCCTCTGCCTGCCGAATAAACAAAGGCAAGTTCGTGACGAAGGAAGTTTCGTCATTTTCAGTGTAATCCTGAATAGCCTGCTTTAGCTGCGCATATGTAAAACTCATGTTGTCACCACCGTTACTGTTCCAACGGCCCCTTGAGCGATTAGGTTATTAGGAGTTAACCCACCATCATACGCCAACCCTACAGGATTCCATCCCCATTGAATATTGTTTTTTTGAGCTACGTTTTGTTCAGGGCGCGGATTTCTTAATGCTTGGGGGTCAGGGGTTGCGCGAATAGGCTCAAGCTGTGGTTGCTTGGCCTCCCACTCATCCTTACCCACAAGAAGACCATTCCACTCACGGCGCATATCTCTTAGTCGATACCTGAAGCCAGATCGGTCAGATATACCATAAGCCCACTTTCCTGTTGCAAACTTAGACAATTCTGTAATTCCTCAAGCTAGGAGAAATTTGGAAAGAAGCCCTGTCTCTGTCTTCATCTATAGCGCGCCTCATTTCTTCTTCGTAAACCGCCTTGAGCATTTGAACGCGCTCAGGAGCCCTTTTTAAAGAAATGTAGTAAGCTAAACCTGCCGACAAACATGGATAAAATCTAAACGGAACGTCTACAGTATTTGTCATCGTATCTGCGTCATCTATGCGAGTAAGGCAGTTGTAAACCAAAACATCTGTAGCGTTGTCAGGAACAGGCCAGACCTGAAGATCTGGGATAATTTGTCTATTTAAGAAAAACTGAGTTACACGACCAGTAGATTCTTTTGTAGGAATAGATAGGTATTGATCTCGGCTAACTCTGTCTATCGTGTAGTCTGTAGTTCCACGACGCACAACAACAGCTAAAACATCTATTATATCTGCGGCCAATGGATAAACTCTCTGACCCTCCACAACTGTCAAAGTTCTTTCCTTAATAGTCCATTGATTTAGGCCCCTGTTGGCCCAATCCGCAAACATTATGTTTAACGACCGCTTTGCTGTCTTTAAGTCATAGCCAGTTCGGGCTTCCAAGCCACACCGCTCGAATGCCTCTTCAACGTATTCCGCTACGTCAAGTTCAAAATCTGCGGAGCCAGATACAGTCATGTCTTTTTCCTTCTAAGCGGCTCAACACGCTTTGGCTTTCCTGCGGGTTGTCCAAGACGCTTCTTCTGAGATACTCTACTACGCTTTTCAGCAGATGTCATCTCCGAAGCTGTTTTAGGTGTTTTAGAGCTTACTCGCTTGCTTGGTCGGCAGTAAGGAGTGCTTCTTTTTTCACCCTTTTTACGACCACATGGCTTTCCAGTACTTACGTCTTTCCAGTCTTCTTTGAACCAACGCTTGAGTGCAGCACCTTTTTTTGTTTTACGAACAGCCATTATCCCAACTTTGTAACTTTACGACGATCAGTCATTACACTCCCGCATCCATTTGCAATAGCCTCTCCGCCTCCTAACATACGGCGAACTGGACGTTTTCTATACTCATTTGAAGGCATAATCTCTCCGCCCATAGCCTTTTTAACTGGCTTTTCCTTACTGTTACCCCAGTTTTTTGCGCCAACCTTACGACACTTTGCGATTGCGCCGCTTGCGTATGCGCTTGGGAATACTTTGTACCTTGCTTTTACTTTTTTGTAACATGCGTCTTTTGGCATTTTTCTTCACCTTTTTCTTCATAGGCGGCTTAGTCACCTGTTGGGACATTTGAGAACGACCAATCGCCATTACTTAGAAAGCCCCAACAGAGCTTCTATAAGCATATCGCTGTTCATAAAGCTCGCGACTAAAAGTGCACCAACGATCATCCACTTTGCTTGAAACAAGGTAACTTTTACCTCCTTCATATCGTCTTTTAACCTATCGACGCTATTTACCAAATGATCTTGTTGAGTTTGAAATTTTACTAATTCCAACTCTAAGTCGTGAACACTTTTATCTGCCATCAACATTTCCACCGCTTTCTCGCTTGTCTTAGGCGTGAGTTAGGGTCTTTTGCCGCCTTTGGAAACTTCTTCATTTGACCAGCGGAACGTGCGCAATATGACTTGCGTCGTTTTGCGGCTGCGCTTCCCTTTTTGACCTTACCAGTCACAGCAGTTTTTAATTTTGAACCGGGATTAGCTTTTTTGTAGGCTTCCACACCTTTTTTGGTCATACCCGCGCCAGACTTGGTTTTGCGGTAGTTGCCGCCCTTACCAGTTGTCTTGCGAATAGGTGTCTCTTTTTTACGAGGCATTTTTATCTCTGCAAAAACAAAGTTAGCGTTACATTAGATGGTACTACACCCCAAAGGCCGTTCTCAAAAATTATCCCATCACCCGGAATTTCCATTCCAAAAACACCTTTGCCAGATTCATCTAGTTCCAAAACAATATTTCCAGACGCGGCAGAAGCATTGTCATATACAATGGCTTGTTCTGTCGCGCCTGTGTCGTGATTTATAATAAAGCCCATTAAACGACCACGACCTGAAGCGAACGACCCAGTATCGTGTCTGTGAACCGCTTTAACTTCATTTCCAGCCATTTTGACTCCTTATGACAAAAAGATTGTCAGATCGTTATTGGCACCAGTAAAAGCACTTACATATGCTCCACTCGTCGCCAAAACTCCATCGTCAGGAATGTTTAAAACGTGCATTCCCACAGGAAACGGCTGTTCAATTAACGTCTCTCCTGAATTAGAGCCATTTTTTATTGTAAAACTGCCAGCGGTTTCCGCGTACATTACAACTTGTCGAATGCGAGAGCGTTGAGGCCCAACAACAGCGGCTGTTGTGCCTTGAGGCCAAGCATAAGCCTTTACTGGTCCTGCCATGTTAGCCTCCTATTAAGATAGTGCAGCGCCAACAGCAGTAACCCAAGCCGCGCCTGTGTTGATAACAATGCAATATTCATTGTTGCCTGCGCCATTATCGCTAACGATATACGCTGTGCCAACCGCAACATCGCCAAAAGCTGGCAAGTTAGCAGTTGTAACTACGGGGATTTGGAAACCGTTGTTGGAACGAACGGGTCCTGAAAAAGTTGATAGAGCCATTTGAATCTCCTGTCGTGGCTAAAGTCAGCCGCACCATGCGACTGTCAGGGATATTTACATGATACAGATGTTTTAGAAAAAGAAAAGGGCCACCGAAGCAGCCCTTTCCTTAAATTAAGTTCGAAACGGATTAGGCTCCGGGCGAACCAAATACAGCGCGTGGATCGGAATAGCCGAAGCTATAACGCTCACGAGCTTTAAAGCGCATGTTGCCTGTGTCAAAATCAGCTTCCATGTTTGTACGCATTGGTGAGCGTTCAAAATGCTTAAAGCCGTTTGGAGCATCAGTTTTAATGAACCACGCGTCTGGGTCGGTCAAGAAATGGTTAACTGTGTAACCTTCAGGAAGCATACCCATGTTGCGAACTGCGTTGATGTCATTATCAGCAGTTCCAACGCGAAGAGTTGATTCCAACAAACGATCTGCAACGAATTGCAGTTGTGGTGGAATAATCATCTTCATGCCGCGAAGAGCAATGATCATGTTACGCTCGTCAACGAACGTCGAAATATCAATGAGAGCATTCTCAAGAGAAGTTTCGTTTAGATCAGACGCTACTGCTGGCTCGTTGCGGAAAGTTCCGCCACCAGCAAGAGGGTGTGCCGCTGAACAAAGTTCAACACCGTCACCACCAGTAAAGTTTGCATCAAACGCATTGTTGAGCGTTGCAGCAGCTTTAACTTGCTTAGTGTGAGCCATAGAGCGTGCCAAAGCACGAGTATAACGAGCGCCAAGGCGGTCATACAAGTTGTCTTCAACAGCTTCTTCAGTAAGTGCAAATGCGAGGGCAACTGTTTCGTGTGAGTAACGAGCAGTGTATGCTTCATTTGCATTGTCAAACTCAACGCCAGAACCTTCTGCTTTTGAAGGTGCATTGCCAAATCCGACGAGCATGACCTCCTCTTCAAACGCACGGTCTGAAGACTCGGTTTCGTAGATCGCAGCATGTTCGTTTTCGTAACGATCATACTCCATGCCGAACAAAGCGTTGAGGCCCGGTTCTAGCTCTTTGACCAGTTGTGAACGTGAAATAGCCATAACTCAGTCTCCTTATGCCAGACCCGCAGTGCCAGCACTGAACAGG